CAAGGTCACAAACAGGGCGACTGCGAGGCGAGAGACTTCTGTCTGGGAATCCATGCGTGCGCTGCAATCGTTTCCTGTAACTTGTATAAGTGCATGACCGGAGTCAACCGTGCCAAGGCCCGGTCGTATTCTCCGTGCTGCGCTTCGAGTAATGCCAGATTGGTTTGGGCGACCGAAATTCCACTGGCGCGTTCATTGTATGAACGGTCAGGATGTTGCGCCAAGCGGGTCGAGCGCATAAAACACTCAATGGCAAAGTATTCGGCGCGGTCAAGGAGATAGTGCGCCCCCAAGTTGTTCCACGGACGTGGTTTGTTGGGAGACTCCTCAATGGCCTGCCGCCACAGATGCAGCGGATGGCCCCACCGAAAGACCTGATTCACAGTGGTGACGCTCCACACAAGGCAGAGCGCCACCACCAGAACCTTTCCTACTGTCATACACTACGGCACAGTTGTCGGGGTTGAACTCTCGACAAGAACCGCCGCACGTGCGCCACGCCATGCACTGGAGTAACACTGCCAGAGAATAGCGCGTTGCACATTAATCCACGGAAGATACAGGGCTTGCCCTGTGCCTTCTGAACACGCCTCGCCGGTTTCTGGATCAACCTGTTGAAAATGGTTGCCAGCCCCCGTAAAGGCCGCATCTCCACTCGCCTGCGCTTGGGCGCGAGTCCCAAGGATGCCGCGAATGACGCGAATAGACGTACCGGACACGGACGAAATCTGCATCGCTTCGTCATTGACCCACACAAACTGTCCAGCCGAAAAATTCGTCCCGGACGCGACCGTAATCGTCGCCTGAGAGTTATTAATAGCTGCACTAAGGGTCGTGCGTGTCATGTATGTCTGTGCATCAACCTGCTGTGACATGCCCACAAAGAAGCCAGCCACCAGCAGAACAAAGAAGAATTTACGCATACTGCACCTTCCTTTTCTGTTAAGCAGCCGCAATCGCCACCGACCACTCTGGTCGTTGGGTTTTGATGCCATAGAGGATGTCAAAACGGCTCTTCCAGATATCGGAATCCCCGTCATACCATTCGATATACCGCAGACCGACACCCGACTGTGAGTCATACTTCATCGAAGCCTGATTCACACCCTTGGGACGCTCTAGCGGCACGATTGCCAACGACACGGCTTCTTCGTTGAACGCGACACCCTGAGAATAGACATTCCCAGTGGTCCCGAACACCGTAAGAGCTGCGCCATCTGCTGGCAGTGCGCTGACATTCTGGAACCGTTCGCCCGGTCCCACGATGGATGGCGAAATACTAATCGTCATATCACCGGTGGAGTCACTGACTGCCGTGGTCACAACAAACTGCTGAAGATCAGACAGTGTTGCCTTTGTGACCGGATTAACACTAAACACGCCTGCTACCGTAAAGCGGTCGCCCACTGTTAGGTTCGACGCGCCACTTGACCAGCCATCCGTGATCAGACTTGATCCCGTTTGACTGGCACCATTGACCAACGGGGTGCCAGCATAGGTGCCGACGGTATGCGTGTAGACGTTCTGGTCGGTATACCAGTTGTAGCCTGCCACATAATCCGACACTTCTGCCTTGTCGAACACCTCGCTAACTTTACCTGCGCGATGAAAGTAGTCTCTCAACGCAAAGGCAATATCACCTTCCATCTCCGCATTGACCATCAAGTGCCGTTCACCATTGCCACGGGGACAGGTGAAGTTCGTCAGCTTGACGCCTGCGTCAATGTAGGTTGCCATTGTGGTCGGAGTCGTTCCCGGAGTGCCGACGGCATTGAATGTCGCCTTGGTCACATCTTCGAGGATGTTCGCATCGACTTCATTCGCCAGTCGGACAATCGCAGGCTTTAACACCTGCTGTGTCAAGCTGTTCAAATCCAGCTTGCGCTCCTTTGAGGTCATCGAAAAGTCCACACCTTGCTGACGATCTAACGTCAGCGTATCGGACTGCTCTTCAATGTCCTGCCCCGCCCACGCTTGGCCGGTCCGAACGGTGAACTGCGCCGGTTTTCTAATCCGGATCGTATCACCAATCTGACCACCCTTCGACCCGAAGTCGCCTTCGAGCTTTCGACTACAACACTTAGCTGCATAGAGATTATTCTCAAATACATCCAAAGCAGCTAACGTGATGTCATCTATTGTGGGTAGATTATTCGCCATCACTTACCTTTATAAAAAAACCACCTCAGACATTCCGTCGTCCACCGCGCACTCCGTGACGTTTGCGGAATTGGGCCAGAGTCGCCGACCGACTGTCATAATTAGTGGAAGTAGTTGCTGCCCCCACCGGACGTATCGGTGGTGGAGGTGCGCCTACAGGGTTTAATACAGGTGATGCAGTATGATTCTGAATCGCTGCTTCGACCTGCGCTTCTAGTTTTCCAAGCGCTCGGATATGAGCCTTGAGCGAAGGCTTGTTATACAAGTCCGTGACCACTTGAGGATGTGTCCCCAAATAATGGGCCATCTCGTGACCGATGGACGATGTTAAGAGCGTTTCGACCAAAGGCCGCTGCCTGCCATCGTTCGGCAGCGTTTCATACATCGCTGTATATGCCTGATCGAAATCGGGAAGTCGTTTTCGTACCTCATCCAGCTTACCATCCCATGTGTCTTGTGCCTGCTGCACTTCAGCATGTAACTGTGCCTTCTGTCCAACTTTTTTTTGCTCGACTACTTGTTTTTGAAACTCAGCTTGAGCGTGATACCGTGCTGTTGCCGCAGAAAACGCAGCATAGGGATCTTTTTCTTTCGAGAAATTCTCAAATTTAGGCTCATCCTCCTGTGCCGTCTCTGCTGGAGGAGCCGTTGGTTGAGGTGGTGCAACTGGTTCTGCCTGCGGTGCCTGCTTTGAAAGTTGTCGCCGTAATTCGTGACGTTCTTTTAATAAGACTTCAATCCGTTTGGCAGCACGCGTACGCCGATCTAAGACCTCACCCGTATCAGGATCAAAAACATGCTTCGACGGATCGACAGTTGCAGTTTCAACCGCTGGTTCCTCTTCGGATGTTGCCGCAACTTCTTCTGAAGGTGTTTCAACAGGAGGATCGTCCTCCGCAGCGATGCCTTCTGCTTCGGCTTTCCGCGCCGCACGAAACTCGGCTAACACGCTCACTTCGGGTTCTGATGGTTCCGCACCAGTCTCTTCCGGTGCAACCGGAGGAGCCTCTGATGTAGTTTCGACTGCTTCTGGCGTTGTTTCTTCTATTTCAGGAGCCATTGTTTCTCTTTCCCGCACCTCGTTCTGGTCGGTGCGACACCTTATTTGGGCGGCTTTATAACAGCCGTTAGTTCATCACGAGCTTGCTCTAGCGCTTCTATTTTTTTTGGATCTGTTTCATTGTTTAAGGCTTCTTCTACTTTATTCAGACTATCGAGAAGTGCTGAGTTCTTTGCTTGTGCGAACGATTCACTCGCCGCGGAAACTGCATCCATCGTTGGTCTTACGGAGATAGCCTTAGACCACTCCTCATCGGTGAGTGGTGTTGGGGAAGTTGGAGGAATCTCTAGTGTCCGGGACTGATCCAAAACCGTTCCTATGCCCCCCGACATTGGTATTGGTTTGGCAGCACGCTCAGCAATATCAGTAGTAAATTCTTTTGGGGACTTTGGAGGCCTAGGATTCCGCTGTACCGGTCTTGGACTGCGTGCGGTTACAGGTCCGGGTCCTCCTGTTGGATTATTAAAATCATAACCACGTCCATACGCACTTTCTGATGGTTGCTTTCGCGTTCTTCTTGCCATAATGAGTTCCTTAAAAAGAAGCCTAGAAGGGGTCGTGTCACCTGCCTCTTCAGTTTCAGGGTTCACACAGTGGATTGCACGCGTCGTACCTTCTGTTTCCCTTCTAAGCTATAAATTAGTACCGAGGAGTTTTTCCTGTTCCCGGCTTTGGTCGTTTCTTCGGCTTAGGCATTTGTCCTCCGCTTCCTTGGTGTTCGAGATTTTCCGGCTTTACTCATCGCAATGGCTTGCGCCTGTTTCGGCTTATAACCCTCACGACTCAATATCCGAATATTATCACTCACGGCCTTTTTACTTGAACCAGTTTTTAATGGCATCGTCATCTCCTACATTCTTGGCGGTCGTCCCGGTGGGGGCATCGGTGGTCCCATAGGAGGACCTTCTGGTCCCGGCGGTCCCATTGGTGGTTCCGGCGGAGGAGGTCCCGGTGGCATCATTCCCGGTGGTCCCGGAGGTGGTCCCGGAGGTCCTCCCGGTGGCATCATGCCCGGTCCTCCTCGTGGAGGGCCACCCGGCATCGGTGGAGGAGACGGTGGTGGACCAGCAGGACCCTTTGGAGGAGACATTTGCGAGGCCACCTCTAAATCAGCAAACTTTAATAATCGCTTCGTTTCTTCCTGTGCTAAAATCTTCGCTCCATCAGCATCCACCTTCACTAGTTCTTTAATTAACTCCATCCGTGTTCGTGCAATTTCTGTTTCTGCCTGTATCCGCGCCACGCGCTCCTTCATTTCGTCAGACTCTCGTGTCCGAGTCAGATCTTTTTGCGCCTTCACTTCATCAAGCTGAATAGACTCGTCGAGTTCCTTAATCCTGCCACTCAACTGCTGAATAAGTTCCTGTGCCTGTTGCATCTGCTGTTGGACCTCTGGTGGCACCGGATTCTGTTCCTCCTCACCCTGCAACTGAGGTGGAAGTGTTTGATTGAGTCGTTTGGAAATCTCCTGATTGCCCGGACCATCCAAGTTTTTAACTGCCAAGGGAGCCATCGCTGCGGCCATTTCTGGAGGCAAGACCTTCATCAAATCGAGTTGCCATGCCGCCGCTTCCTGACGTCTGGTGCTATAGGATGCTCCAATATTGATGGCTACATCATATTGACCGGCTCCCCATTCATAAATACGCTGTATACCTTCTTCTCCCTGATAGGGTTGCCCTAACTGCGCCATCGTCGATTGCGTATCATCCTCTAATCCAGCGAGACGTAGCACTCGTCCTACCCGTGTATAAATCTTCGGAATGAGGTCTAATAACAGCATCCCCTCAAACACCAGCGCTTCACCAAAATTTTCGTGATAATTGGTATTCCCTTCGGCCTGCGATTCTTTTCGCGCCTGAATTGCCTTGCCACTCTGATCGGCTCCGCGTCGATTCGGGTCGGTCGCGTCATACCAGCCCGTCGTGGTCCTCAGATCGGACTTATGCTGGTTAATAGCAACGACAAGTGCCTGAATCTTATTCGGGTCGGTAAATTGAGCCACGGTTGGCGTAGGCAACGTGCGACCCTCTGCATCAAACGCCTTGGTCAATAGCGCAGGAAATGGCATCCGTGCCGCTTCTTTCCACATATCCTCCAAGCCCTCAATCGCTTCTACGGAAGCCAAGACTTTGGATTTTGGACTCAGCGCAAGCTCGTACACGAGTTCTGAACACTGATAGTTATACATCCGCTGTGGGTCACGGGCCGCACGTACCATCCCACGCAACGTCCGTTTCCCATCCACGATCAGCGACTCTCCCCATACTGGAACAATCGGAATATATCGACCGGGCCATATCTGTCCAGCGGTCTTCTCGTCATTCCCTTCTAAAATTTCTGTACCACTAATCTTGGCGAGTCGGACTTGATGAAACTCTAATCGACGCTTCTGTATAACTTCAGTATCCTCTGGTATCTCATCAGCAAATACCGTAAATTCAGCTCCAGTCGTTAAACCACGCACAAGGGCAATTTCACGCCCTTGAACCGGCTCTAAATAAAAATAATCGGCAACACGGACACTATGTTCGGGATACCATTCCGGCATAGTGAGTCCGGTACTCTCAAAGGCTTCTTCGCTACTCGCAATCGCATCCGGATACCGTAATTCAAACTCCGATTTTGGAATATCCTCAACAATAAAGGCAAAACGACATTTTTCAGGCTCATGGATAGGACACGACGGATCTCGAAAGACCGACATCGGATTTTCAATGGGCTGATAGCGGATCGATTGATCAAACAACTCGTCAACGGGTGCCTGCGTATCGCCTTGATTTTCATATTCGGCAATTAACCGATAATACCCAAATCCCACGGCTACTGCCGACTTAAACGCCTCATCCCGTGCATGTTTGGCGTGACCTTTCGATTCAATATGACGAATAAGCCCCTGAAACACATCAGCCGTATCCACATCCGCGCCGGAATCAACCGGAACCGCCAAGATACTGGGTTTCGCGGCCTTTTGTCGTCCAATCAACTGGCGAAAGGGTTCCCCGATCTGGTCAATGACCAACGTCGGACGGTCATTCCGATCCCGTTCATCCTGTGGGTCCCACTGTTCGAGATTGAGGAACCGTAAATCCTTTTGTCCTTCGTCGCGTTGTATGGTTTCAGCCGTATCCGCACTCCGCCAACGCTCCAGTGCGGTATTTAAGAATGTTCGTGAGATTTCTCGTCGATCAGAAGCCATAATTAGTGACTCATCCAGCTTTGTCGCCAGCCCTTAGCTTTTTTCTTGCGATTAAGAAATGGAATATTCCGCAATACAGTGGACGCCGCGAAGGTCAACGCAAGCGCATCTCCATCGTCCGGCGAATCAATGCCACGCCCTTTCATTTGCTCTTTGGATTCCAGAATCACCTGATCGCGCCCATTATGCTTATAGCCGGGGCCTGTCAAATCATATTCCAGTCGGGGAGCTTTATCAATCGCGCCGCGTGCCAGCCACTCCCGACACTTCCCCCACATATAACTTCGCATATTTGCAAACTTTGTCGAAGGACTTTTTGCCCCGAATTGCACTTCGACGACATTTTTGTGTCCCAATTGACGCAATCTATCGACAATCGGACCGCCAATACCGGTGCCATCGACGAACATCGTGCCAAGCCGTTTCCCGTCAAAATCCCGTTCCATAATATCGGCAGCCAGCGTCACCAGCCGCATGGAGTCGCGTGTTTCTTCACCAGCAAGGCGAATCGGCTTAATACTTCGTGCATCCTGTCCACACCGAAACCGAAACACTGAATGATCGTCACCTCCGCGTGCCACATCTAATCCACAGACGAGGGATTCATCGCGGAGACTCACAACCTCCCGTTTTTGTGCGCCGTAGACTAACTCGCTACTAATAAACTGGAGATCAGAGGCCGCAGGCGGCAACCCACGCACCCGCACCCGATAAAAGTCAGAATCCTCGCCATAATCGTCAGCCCATTCCTTGAGTTGGGCCTTATTGGTAAATTGACATTCCCGACTGTCGATCTGGACGCTCTGCCACCGCTTCCGCAGGGAGCCAAAGCAGATCCGATGAAACGCGCCGGTAGACCGCGTCGGATTGCCAAAGACAAACATCATTGGCTCCCCGTCCGTCAAGCCCCCTTCCGCGACCTCGAAAATCTTGTCCGGGACCGCACTGCTCTCGTCCACCACGTAAAACGACGTCGAATCCGCCGCGTGCTGACCCGAAAACGCTTCAGAGTTCTCTTCCTTGCAGCTTTGGGCGGAACAGAACCACGAATCCTTGTAATTGGTGTGATACATCCGGTCGCTGGTGACGGTAAACCAGTCACGGGTGAGCGACATCTTGGTCCAGCGCTGAATCGACGCCCAACTCTTGTCCCGGAGCTGCGTAAAGGTATTCGCGGTAATGGTGCCTTTGGCATGGGGGCGGGTGGACATAATCCAGTTGACAATCCACGCCACCATGGTCGATTTGCCAATCCCGTGACCTGAACTGACGCCCATCCGAATGGGGGCCACGGGCATTTGGCCGGTAAACCCACGCTGTTTGACGGATTCTCCAAGTTTTATGAGAAATTCTCGCTGCCACACATCCGGCCCGTCATAGGGTTGGAGAAAGCCCGGTTCCCGCCATGGATACATCATCTGCACAAAGCGAAGCGGGTCGTGATAGCACTTGGCGACTTCTTCAGCCAGCGCTTCTTGGGCGGATTGTTTCATTCCGCGTCCACTTTGGCTTTCATCCGCACGGTAAAGAGCGTCGGGTCGAGTCCGGCCATCATACACCAGCCCCCGCACTCGTCTTCGGTGACGAGAAACTGTCGCGCCATAAAGACCTGACGATCTGGCGTGGTATTCACCGATTTGCCCACACGATTCCCAATCTCCCACAGATCAGCATCCCGCACTGCCGCCAACAGGACTGCCTGCGCCAGTCGTTTATAGGCTTGTCCATCAGGAGGATAAGGCACGCTCCTCGTCGTCCTCCTTGACGATTTCTACCTCAATCGCCGGTTGATCGTTCAAGCGCTGTCGCGCCGACATCAACCGATCCAGAATTTCCTTATCCGCCGAGAGGTGGAGGCGTTCGGTGAGGAGGTTCAGATGCTTGAACAGGAGGGTCAGATTGGAGGGTTTGTCCCACAGCCGAATCCGAATCACATCTTCCTGTTTCCCGTCGCCTGCGGTGAGGTTTTTCTTGGTCATATCAATCGAACTGACGGCGGCGGCGAGTTCTCTCGGCCACTCCTTAATGGGTCGCACATTGCCATCGTCGTCCAGCACATCCTGAATATTGGAAT